GCAATGAAGCAGGGCCGACCAATGCAGCCCGACATCGCACGACGCACCACGGAGCCCCGCAGGCGTTTCGCGGGTCCTTTGGGGCTGATGGGGATTTGCGGGGACCGCGCGACCGCAGGCTTTCAAAATATTTGGAATTTTGATTTTTCGACTTTCGTTTCGCTCAAACAGGGTCAGACCAGATGAACCAGCCGCTCAAAACCGCCTCAGGGCCTGCATGGGCGATCGAAACGCGCCGTGTGAACGAGCTTATCCCGTCAGAGCGCAATGCCCGGCTGCACTCTCAAGAGCAGGTCGAGCAGATCGCGCTCTCGATCAATCAGTTCGGCTTCACCGTCCCGCTGCTCGTCACCGAGGACGACATCATCATCGCGGGGCATGGTCGGCTCGACGCGGCCAAGCTCTTGGGCTTTATCGAGGTGCCGGTCATCGTCGCACGCGGCTGGACCGACGCCATGATCCGCGCTTACGCGCTCGTTGATAACCGTTTGCCCGAGCTGGCATCGTGGAACCTCGACCTCGTCAAGCTCGAAGTCGAAGCCCTGCGGCTCACCGACATGCCGATCGACGCGCTGGGCTTCAGCGTCAAGGACTTGGGCTCCATGCTCGCGACGCGCCAGTTTCTGGACGAGCAACTTGTCGATCCGGTCGCTGGTGCGATCGACAATCGGGGCGACCTTCTCGCGCGGCTGGAAATCACGATCGCCGATCCGCGCCACGCCATCGAGCACGGCGACCACTATCGTCTCGGCCGCCGCCACCATCTGCTCTGCTGCGGCGTCATGGTCGAATGGGAACGCTGGAAGCCATTGCTGACCGGCACCACCATCTTCTGCCCGTACCCCGGACCCTTCGTCGCCTTCGGCGAGAAGGCCGACAAGTTCGATCTGCTGATGGTGCAGCCGGACCAGTACACGGCGGGCCACATCCTCGACCGCTACGAGGACATCCACGGGCAAGGCAGCGTCGTCAGGGTCACCAATGATTAGGACCGGCGGAAACTGGAACCCCGAGGCGTGGCCGATCTACTTCATCGCCAGCGAGCCCAAGACGCTCGCGCACGCCTACACCGTCAACAAGCACCTGCTCGTCGCGGTCAACGAAATCCATGCCGAGGAACACTTCACGATGATGGACACCTTCATCGCGGCGGGCACCGACATCTTCATCGACAGCGGCGTCTACAATCTGGCGACCAAGCACGCGCACGCACACCGCATGTCGATGGACCGCGCGCTCTCGCTCGCGCCCGACGACATCGATGATTTCACGGACCTGTTCGACAAGTACGTCGAGATCGCCCGGCGCATGGGTGACGACTGCTGGGGCCTGATCGAGATCGACCAAGGCGGCAGGGACAACAAGATCAGGACGCGCACGAAGCTGGAGGAGATGGGCCTGCGCCCGGTGCCGGTCTATCACCCGTTCAACGATGGCTGGGATTATTTCGACTACCTCGCCGAACGCTATGACCGCATCTGTTTCGGCAACGTCGTGCAGGCCGACATGGCGACGCGATGCCGCCTCATCGCCACGGCGTGGGAGCGGCGGCGCAAGTATCCGAAGCTCTGGATACACGCGCTGGGGCTCACCGCGTCCGAACTCACCACGGCATGGCCGCTCAATTCCTGCGACAGCTCGACGTGGCTGGCCGCCGTCCGCTGGGGCAGGCACTTCGCCACCGTCGCCAATAAGCGATGCTGGCACATCGGAAGCGGCTTCAACTATCAGCCGAGTGAAGCCATCGACGCGCCCATGGGGCACGAGGCAGCGCGCACGATGTGCGGATATGAAGCGCACTTCGTCACGCGCACCATGCGCGCCATGATCGAGGACGCACGGCAGGCGACCGGCGCGGACCCTGCGGGAGCATTGCCATGACCAAAGACGCCGCCATCTTCGTCCGCTTCACTTTCCCCGGCTTCCATCGCTGGGCTGGCGCACCTGCCGATCGCGCCTATCTCAGCGACCGGCATCGGCACCTCTTTCACGTCGAGGTCCGCATGCAGGTCAGGCACGACGATCGCGAGGTCGAATTCCATGATCTGCTCGACTTCGCCCGCGACATCCTCACCAATGATCTAAGCGTCGATGGAAATTTCGGCGCGCATTCCTGCGAGATGATCGGTCGCGAGATGGGCGATCGGCTGGTGAAGGTCTATCGCCGCAACGTCATGGTTATCGTTTCCGAAGACGGCGAATGCGGCGCGATGGTCGAGGTCGAACCCGAAAAGTAGACACAAAAAAAAGAGCCCCGCCCGAAGCTGATGCTTCGGACGGGGCATTTTAATTCAGGTGGCGTAATGACTTCCAAGAAGACACGAGACACATTCGTGCGCCAACTGCGATGTGTCAGGTGTTTGACAGGGCATCGCCAACCACCATTTACGGTCTGCCGCCGCTGCCAGATGGCCGCCAATTCCGCCGCATCACGAAAGGGCTGGCGGACCCGCAAGCGAATGGCGGCGGCGAGGCTGCGTCACTCCTCATCGATAGGTTCGTCGGACCAGTAGTTGCTATCGGTCAGCACGTCTGGCCGATAGCGCGCCATTTTTTCCTCGTGGCATTTCGGACAGGTGCGGCAAAGCTCGATGCCGCGCGCGTCCTTCTGCCAGTGGCTGTCGAGGCCCGATCCGCACGGGCATGGTCGCGCGTTCATGACCGCACCCGCTCGATCCAGACTGATCCTTGAGCGCGAGACCGCTCAACAAGCAGCCGGGCGTCGGCGGCACCGCGATCCTCCGCAGGGCCGTACCAAATGCCACCGCGCGGGTCGTCATAGCGAATGACAACCTGCCACTGTTCTGTTTTGCTCGTCATGACGACACCACTGCTCGAAGTGCGCATCGATCACGCCGGGATAGTATCCCGCCGTCGTCTCCGAACCGATCAGCGAGACATACACCTTGCCGCTGCTCTCCGGCTTGTGGGGCGGGATCATGTCAGTAATCCGCACCTTCTCACCGCGCGATGTCACTCGCTCGTCGCCGACCTTCAGCTCTGCGCCGGTCACGCAATCCAGCAGCCGCCAGTACGCCAGCGGCTCCGTCGTCTGCACGAGCCCTTGGCCGCGCTGCTCCAGAAAGATCACCGCCATGCGCACCAGATCGATGGACGTGACGCACGACGCACTGTCGCCCTCGTCATCCCCGCCGATGATCATTCCTTTCCCGGCGATCGGCTGGTAGCCGCCCGCCATCTGGAACCAGCGAACTGGCTGACCGAGCAGCCCGTTCTCGTCAACGAACAGCGCGTCCATCCCCTTCAGCGTGTCGGTCGGCGCGGTCTCGAAGCATTCGACCTTGTGCAGCGGATGCGACAGCAGCCCATAAATCTGCTCGTACTGATCGCCATCGTACTCGACCTCGCTCACCTTGCAGGCGAACGGGTCGATCAGGATTGCCTTGACCGTTCTCATCGAACCACCTCCAACGCTTTCAGCGGGCCACCGCCGCCATGGTCGGCAGCGATCCAGCCGCGCACGGCGGCGAACAATTCGGCCCGCTCCTCCGCGTTCAGCTTCAGATGGTCGGCAAGCCCGACCGTGTTGTTCACCAAATCGGAAGCCGATCCAACGAACGCGCCCATGTGGCTCCGACCATCCTTGCCGGTGAAGTCCGCCATCACGTAGCCGTCGCTCGTGATGCTCGCCTTCGACGTGAAGCACGGCGCTGGCGCATCCGTGCCGGTCGCCACGCAAAGGACTGCCCCAAACTGTGACCCGCGTGTTGCGGCGATTGCCTTCTCTTTCCAATTCACTTTTTCGCTCCGTTGTTCTGCACCGAGCCGGTGTGACGACCGGCGGCATCGTAAATGGTGGTCGTATTCCCGCTGGTGGATGACCTCGCGGTCACCCGGCCAGCGGCGTCATAGACCGTCGTGGAACCTTGGCTATCGGTTACCGCGCGGCCCGCGTTTCGTCCAGCGGCATCGTATAACTGGCGTTGCTGCGCTGCCGCTCCTGCAACCAGCAGGATGGTCAGGGCGGCGGCGAGCGAGATGGTGATCCTCATCGTGGTGATCCTCATGAGTGGGTGTATCCGTCCGGCTCGATGCCCAGCCACATGCCGGACCATTGAACCATCACGCAGCCGGAACCGGGCTGCACCGTCTTGCGGAATGCCCGGTAACCGCGCAGCCAGCGACGGCGGTTGACCGGATGGATGGGCGGCTGGGTCGCGTTGTCGTCGTATGTGCGATCGAACACGCGCGCCAGCGCCTCACGTTGCTGGCGGGTCGTCGGCGTCATTGCAGCACCTTTCGCATGTCAGCGATTGCCTGTTCGGCCAGCGCCTTCGATCCGGCGAACCTGCCCTCCTGATAGGTTTCGATCGTGTCGTGCGCGTGCAGCCGATGCAGCTTCCCGAAATTCTCGGTCACCGCGAACGGCCACGTATCGGCAATGCCGACCACGCCCTCCGCAGCGATCACCAGAACGTCGCCGTTCTCGATGTCGCTGTCGCACTGCGTCGCATCGTAAGCCTCGCCCGTGCTGGCGAAGCGATGGATAATCGGGTCTCTCATTTTGGTCTCCGTTTTTGTGAAGTCACCGGCATGGCGCTTCGTTCTGCGCACACAACCGGCATGCGCAGGGGCGAAACGTCAGAGGTTGAAGATGCGGATCAGGATCAGGCAGGGGATCAGGTACGTCGCGCAGAGCGCGATGCCGGTCGCGATGTCAGCGGTCACGTCGCCTCGCTCGCGTCAGCTCCCATTTGCCGACGTGGTTGCCATTCAGGTCGCGCAGCATCCCGGTCACCAGACCGGGTTGCTGGTCGAGTCGATCGGCGGTCTCGCGCAAGATGCGTGCGACCTCTAAGCCCGGCAGGTTCACGTCGAACGCATCGTTGTCGGCGGTCAGCTCCAGTTTGAATTTCATTTTGGATGACCCTCAGGGCTTCTGGATCGCGTAAGCCGGGGTCGGCGACAGCTTGAACAACTCACGCATCGAGTGCTGGCACACCTCGACAAGCCCGGTCATGTACTCGGGCTGTCGCAAGTAGCCTTTGACCGAAGCCAACGCTTGCTGCCACACGTCATCGGTGTTGACCGATGCGCTCAGCTTGGTCACCTGATCAACGATGCTCTTGATCGCGCCTTCGGCACGCTCCAGCTCAACATCGTTGATCGCCTTGTAGGCATAGCCCTCGCGCACTTCGTGACACCACTTGACGTGAGCGTAGAAGCGGTAGCCATCCAGCAGCAGCCCCGCCGCCTTGCGCCGCTGCTTTTCCTCTTGGGGCAGCGCGTCATACTCCGCCTGCGCCTGCGCCTTCTTGTCGGCGACGGCTTGCTCTGCCTGTCGTCGCCGCTCTTGCTCCGCCGCTCGCACCTCCGCCAGCCGGGCCTGTCCATCGTTGTATTGCTTGATCTGGACAGCTTGCTCGCGCTTGATCTGGTCGCACGCCGCCTGAGCCGACTGGCGGCTCCGCGCATCCTTCTCCCGCATCTGTTGCAGCACGAACTCTGATATCCCTCGCGGGTTTATCGAGCCCGTCATTTCGCCACGCGCGGAACGGCAGGCCAGAGTGTCGTCGCCATTCGATGGCACTTGCGCATGGGCGATCGTCATCAGCGGCACGAGGGCTGCCGCAGCAATAAGTGAACGTCTCATTTTCCGTTTTCCTTTTCAGAGTGAGTTGAGCGCGGCGATTGCCGCATTGATGGAAGTCTGATCGTCGCCGCTGGCGATGACCTTGAACTGCGTCCCCTTCGGCCACGTCGTCCCGATGTGATCGACGTAGTCGGCCTTCTCCGTGTTGACCGTCTCCCGATCGTAGTCGCCGAACTGCGGCGACCATTGCCCGTCAGGCTCGCGGGCGATCAGGGTGAAATATCTTTTCGGCATAGCTGATCCTTCGAGGTGGGCGATCATTCGATTGAGGTGATCGATGCGTGATTGCACGCGCTGGGCTTCGGTCATCACTTGAAAACCGCGATGCCGTTGGAATAGTGTGCGTCTGCATCCGCCCCCGCTGGCACATCACCGGGTCGCAGGATGAACAACGAGTGCCCGCGAGGGTCGCTCTGAACGAAGAAGCCCAACGTGGGATATTTCTTCATCGTCTCAGCAAGTCGCTTCAGCGCGCCGGTCTCTCGATCGGCGCACGGATACCGCAGGCCGGTCACGGCATCGCGCCATGTCGTCTTGCCGGTCGTCTCGTCACGCTCGACCGCACCGTGGTCGCTTCCGCATTCCAGTTCGTGCCAGCGTGACAGGGTCATCGCGATCCGTCGCAGCTCGCGTGCATCGTCGAACGAGATGCCAGCCGAGTGCAGCCGACCAATGCAGCTCTCTTTTTTCGATTTCGTCATTTGGTCCTCAATAAAAAAAGGCCCGGCGATCATCGCCGGGCCTGTTGCTGTTCGTGGTGATGGATTACTTGGCGGTCAGGAAGTAGGTGACTGCGCGACCTTCCCGCTCGACCCGCAGCTTGTAGCCAAAGCGGTCAGCAACGCCGGTCTTTTTCGGATTGCTGAAGAACCATTTCCACGGGGCACCCTTCCACTCGGAATGCTCGTTGAGCTGGGCAGGCGTGACGCCCTTCTCGCGAAGCGCCAGCTTCACCAGCTCGCCGGTCATGCCGACCGGCTTGTCGCTCTTGGGCTTCGCGACCTTTGCGGTCGCCGCCTTCTTTGCGGTCGCCTTCTTCGCAGCGGGCTTCTTCTTCGCAGTTGCAGTCTTAGCCATGGTCTTTTCCTTTTTCGCTTTCGCAGATGCCGCCTTGGCGGCTTTCAGATTTGCAGCGGCCTGCTGCTTGGTACGCTTCGGCGCTTCCGGCTTTATGGTCGTCAGCACCTTGTCGGTCACCGGATTGCGGATGGTCACCGGCTTGCCGGTCGCCTTCGCTTCCGCCTTCGCAGCGGCAACAGCCTTCGTGCCGGGGACGATCGCATCGCCGTTGTCGCTGGAAACGGAAACGCCATCAGTCGAGGTTTCAAATTTCATCTTGCCGTTCTCCTAATCGGGGCCACCGGAATGGTGACCCTCCGTCGTGCATCGAGTGCACGGCAAAACGGACAGGGCATCGCTGGGATGTCCTGCCGTTTTAACTTGAACTCGATTTTGGATTTCGTCTCGCGGCACATGCATGGGGTGTGGCGCTGCTCAGGGTTGCCCCTTCGCTTCCCAGTTTCGGGCGGATCGTTTCTTCCGATCCGCGCAAACGCTGGATGCTTGTTCTGCCGGAAACCACTTCACCAGCTTAACGGCCACGAGGGGCATCGCTGGGAGTACCGAGCTACGAGGATGTTTCACCCCTACCGCGCTTTCAATGTCACGCCGTCGCTTCTGTCAGAACCCCTAACCTTATGACCTGCCTAACGCGGGGAGCGCCGTTCGGAAAATCGTAAATGAACGACTTCCTTCAGCGGGAAAGTAGTCGCTCATGCAACCAGAGACAACGACGGAAAATGGCCGATAAACGACTGAGGAATAAGCTGAAAAATCGGCCTGCTGCGCCAAAGCGCGACCAGACCGTCCGAAATCGGCTGAAATCGGCTGGCCGGACCTATCGGGCCAACGACAACATTTCGGATGTCCTCAGGCCCGGCGACCTCGACGCGATCGAGCGCGATGTCGAGCGCGTCGCTGGTGAACTGCTTTCCGCGCTGGTCATCGATACCGTCAACGATCACAACACGCATGGCACCGCGAAGCGCATGGCGAAGATGTTCGTGCACGAGATTTTTGCGGGCCGGTATCAGCCGCCGCCGCGCTGCACTGACTTTCCGAACGTCAGGTCGATGGATGAAATCTACGTCGTCGGCCCGATCGCCGTCCGCTCTGCCTGCTCGCACCACTTCTGCCCGGTCGAGGGCGAGGTGTGGTTTGGCGTCATCCCCGGCAAGCGCGTCATCGGCCTGTCGAAGTTCTCGCGCATCGCGAATTGGATTTTGGCGCGGCCTCAAATCCAAGAGGAAGCGATCATGCAGCTCGCCGACGAGGTCGAGCGCATCATCTCGCCGCGCGGTCTCGCCGTCGTTCTCAGCGCCCGCCACTCCTGCATGACATGGCGCGGCGTCAAGGAAGACGGAACGACAATGACAACGTCGGTCATGCGCGGTATCTTCCGTGACGGACCCGCTGCGCGCGCCGAGGTGCTGTCCCTCATTTCAGCAAAGGGCTTCCGATGCCAGTGATCCGCGCAATCCGCTATCATGACATCTCGTGCGGCCACCGCGTGGTCGATCACGAAGGCAAGTGCCAGCACCTGCACGGGCATAACTATCGGGTGCACTTTCATTGCGAAGCCGACGCGCTCGATCACCTTGGTCGCATCATCGACTTCGGCGTCATCAAGCAAACGCTCTGCATGTGGCTGGAGGATAACTGGGATCACCGCATGCTGATCTGGCAGCGCGATCCATTCCTGCCCGCGCTGCTCGTTATCGACCCGTCCGTCGTCACCGTCCCCTTTAACCCGACAGCAGAGAACATCGCCGCGCACCTGCTGACCGTCGTCGGTCCCCAGCTATTGCCGCCGACCGTCAGGCTCGTGCGCGTCGTTGTAGATGAGACCCGCAAATGCTCATGCGAAGCAGCGATCTGATGCTCCCGGTCAACGAACTATTCGAGACCGTCCAAGGCGAAGCCACGTTCACCGGCATGCCCTCGACCTTCGTCCGGCTACAGGGATGCGATGTCGGATGCCCGTGGTGCGACACGAAGTACACTTGGGCGGTCGATCCCGCGCACGCCGCCACGCTCGCCGACATCGTCAGCAAGGTTGACCCAAGCCCGGCCTTTGCCAGCGTCACCGTCGATCAACTGATGATGACGTTGATGCCGTCGCGGTCCCGGCATCTGGTGCTGACCGGCGGCGAGCCCTGCGTCTACGACCTCACCGAATTGTCGGGCCGCATGATCGCCGAGGGCTGGACGGTGCAGGTCGAGACCAGCGGCACCGAACCGATCCGCATCGACCCGCGCGCATGGGTTACCGTCTCGCCCAAGATCGACATGCCCGGCGGCAAAACATTCCGCCCCGATGCGTGGCAGCGCGCCAATGAAATCAAGATGCCTGTCGGCAAGCACGCCGACGTTCTGCTGCTGATCGACATGATCGCGGAACTGGGTCCCGCGCTCGTCTGGCTTCAGCCGCTATCGATGAGCCCCAAGGCAACCGCGCTTTGCATGGACGCCGCGCGGCGCAACGGCTGGCGCATCAGCGTTCAGACGCACAAGTTTCTCGGTGTCAGGTGAGCAACGAAGAAGACATCGGCGGTGACGAACAGCCGCCGCAGGGCGACCGCTTCATCACCGTCACCGAGTTTGCGGCGTTCGCCGACTACACGCCGACCTATATTCGCCAGCTTCAGCGCGAGGGATCATTGCCGAAAGGCGGTCGCGGCATGATCCCGTTCATCGCTGGTGTGCGCGCGCTCATCCGGTTTTTGCGTGACAGCGAGCGCCGCAGCAGCAAGAGTGCCGCCGACAGCCGAGTACGCGATGCCCGCGCGCGCGAAATCGAAATGCGGAACTTGGAAAATGAAAAGCGGCTGGTCGAGGTTGAGGACATAAACGGGCTGGTCGATGAGATGGTCGGCTCATTCCGATCTGAATTGGCAGGCTTGTCCGCGCGCGTCACGCGCGACCTAACATTTCGCAGGACGATTGATCAGGTACTGAATGACATCCTCCACCGCCTCGCGGATGCTTTCAACGAAAAGGCCAATCTTCTGGGCGCGAGCAGCAGCATTGCTGATCCCGTCAAAGGAAGTGACGCCGGACGTTTGGGCGATCGAGAACCGCATCTATCCTCGCACAGCGGCGATCCCCGGCCCTCGTGATCCGCATCTGACGCCCTACATTGTTGAACCGTCCGGCGTCATCGCATCGGCAAAGTACAAGCGCGTCGTTCTCGCCTTCGGCGCGCAGACCGGCAAGACCGAGATGATCCTCGACGTTGCCGGGCAGCGCCTCGATCAGCGCCCGGCTCCCATCCTGTACGTCGGACCAAACAAGCAATTTCTCAGCGAGCAGTTCGAGCCGCGCGTCATGGCGCTGCTGGACGAAGCGCCGACGCTCACCGCGAAGCTCGCGCGCGGCAAGCGCATGACCAAGACGCGCAAGGTGGTCGGCGGCGTCCCGTTCCGCCTCGCGCATGCAGGATCATCGACGGCGCTCAAGTCCGACCCCGCCGCGCTGGCGCTGGTCGATGAATACGACGAGATGAAAAGCAATGTGAACCAGCAAGGTGGTCCGCTCGGGCTGGTCGAGCGGCGCGGCGACACCTATGCCGACTTCGTTTGCGTTGTGACCAGCACGCCCAAGCGAGGCAGGATGTCCACGGTCAAGGACGAGACCAGCGGACTGTTCTTCTGGGAGGTCGCCTTGGCCGAGGACATCGAGAGCCCCATCTGGCAGCTCTGGCAACAAGGAACCCGGCATCATTGGTGCTGGCCGTGCCCGCATTGTGACGAATACTTCGTCCCGCGCTTCGACCTTCTCCGCTATCCGCTCAAGGCGACGCCGCTCGAAGCATCGCGCGAGACCTATCTCGAATGCCCGCGATGCGGCGGCGTGATCGAGGATCGCCACAAGGCCGAGATGAACGCGAACGGACGCTATGTCGCACCCGGCCAAACCATCGACGCCGAGGGCAACGTGCGCGGCGAGCCGCCCGACACCATGGCGGCGTCGTTCTGGGTCTCCGGTCTCGCATCCCCGTTCGTCACCTTCGGCGAGCGCGTCGCGGTGCTGGTCGAGGCGCAGCAGTCCGGCGACGACGCCATGGTGCAGCAGGCGGTCAACGCTGGCTTTGGGGAACTCTATTCGCCCGGCGGCGGCGACGTGCCCGAGTGGATGGAAATCAAAACGAAATCGCAGCAGGCGACATACACCCGAGGTCAGGTGCCCGACGACGTGATGTACCTGACGCTGACGTGCGACGTGCAGCGGCAATCGATCCCGTGGGTCATCCGAGGCTGGGGAGCGCGCGCGACATCATGGCTCATCAATTACGGCTATCTGCGCGGCGACACTGCCGAAGAGGAAATCTGGGCGGCGCTTGGCGATCTGGTAACGACGCCGGTCGAGGGCCTGCCGATCCGGCTCAGCTTCATCGACAGCGGCTTCCGCCCCGGCAAGACCGACACGCTGCCGCTCAATCGCGTCTATGAATTCTGCCGCCGCTTCATGAAGCGCGTC